GCTTTTCAAGGTGAAATTGAATTAACAGAAATTGGAGATTTCCTTGTTCAAATTAATCCATTTACTAGGGCGGTAAAAGATTTATTAAATCTTCCAGGATTTACAAACGCAAAAAATAGAAATCTGATTGCTGGCCAAACTGCTGGTTTAGGTTCTGCTGTAATTCAAAGTTCTTCAAGGGGTATAGAATCATTTGATATTGAAATGGAAAGAAGAAGAATAGAAGCAGAGCAAACATTAAAATCATTAGAAGCACAACTTTTAGTAACAAAAGATGCTGAAAAAAGACTAGAGATAGAAAAAAGAATTGCTGATGTAAAAAGAGGTCAGAATAGTTTAGATAGGCAAACCATAGAAGGAAGAGCAAAATTAATTGAACAACAAAATAAGGCTATTGGTCAAGTTGCTGGTGCATTTGTTAATGCTGACGTTAAGTCGCAACAAAAAATGATTGAGGCTACACAAACTTCTTTGCAAGATAAATATAAAGATGATCCTATAGGAAAAGCAAGTGCTGCACTGCTTACAGGACAAACAGGTCAATTAAAAAATAAAGAACTTACTTTTATGATAAATACTTATGCTGCAAGCGATGCCCTTGGTTTAGATAATGCATCATCTCTTGTTAGTTTATTTATAGATCCAACAACTGGAAAACCAGATGAAAAAAGATTAGAAAAACAAATGGATGTTATGGTAGATACTCATGGACTTGAAGGTTTGAATAGAGCCCTAACCTCAACTAGTGAAATAACAGATAATTTTACAAGAGGAAAAATGGTTTCATATCTAAAAGATTTAGATGCTAATGCATTTAATACTGCAAACACATTTTTAGAAATGGCCACAAGTGTGGATGACAAGTATATAAATATGATTGATTTAACTGTAAATGCAAATCAGGATAGAATAGATGATTTTGCTGAAGCGGGAGAGCGTATTAAAAAGGTAGAAGAAGAACTTCCTGATAATATAACAAAAGAAGCATTAATAAAATTTACTACAGATAATGCAGATTTTTCTGGAATGCAACAACAAATGGATTGGTATGCAAGTCTTCCGCAAGATCAAATAAAACAAGCAACACAATTATATACAACAATTTATGAAACTATAGATAAAGATGCTTTAAGAAAACAAATTCAGTCTAGTGAAGCACTTGCAGTTTCTCAAGGAAGAATGGATCCAAAAGAACAAGGCAGGGATATGGATAGAAAAGTAAAATATGCAGCATCACAACAAGCAAATTTTGCTGTTCAAGAACATTATATTCCTGGACAAGGATTTAATACAGGAGCAGGTGAAGGCTCTGATCCAGGAGGTACTGGATCAAGTGCAGAAATAACTACAGCACAATTAATAGAATTAAGAATGAAAGGATTAGATCCAGCAGCGGCAGCACAGTTAGATTATGCTAGTGCAGCAAAAATATTGAGTGGTAGTATAAAAGATCAAAAAACTCAAATAGCAGCATTAAATGAAGAACTTCGCAATAATGCAATTAAAGCACAGTTGTTAAAATCTGACCAACAGGTACTAGAAGATCAAATGAATGCAACTTCTAATGCAATAGGTGCATACATTGACTCAATAGAAAGAACAAGTATTAAACCAGTTCAAGATCAAATTGATGCATATAATGAGTTAACAAAAACTCAACAAGAACAATTAGATAAATATCAAAAAGGATTAAAAACTTTATCTGATCAAGAAAATAATATTAATAAGGTTTATAACGAAAGAGTAACTGCAATTGATAAGGTTTCTTCTGCAAATCAAAGAGCAGCCGAAAAACAAAAGCAACAGATAGATCTTGCTTCTGCTTTAACATCTGGAGATTTTGGAGCAGCCGCACAAGCAGCCGCAGAGATGACAAGTACTGCAGCAGGATATCAGTTAGAGGATACAAAAGCAGCGTTAGAAGAAAAACGTCAAAATGATCTTAAAAATTTGACGGTAGAAATAAATGGAGTTTTATATACTCGTGAACAAATAGAAACTAATATAAATACAATAGATGAACAGATATATCAAAGAAGTTTATTAATTAGAGCAGAAGAACAAAAAATTGCTGATATTCAAAAAACTATTACTGCAGAAAAAGAAAAACAACGTAAACTTCAGGTTCTTACACAAATATCTCAATTGTCTACACAGATGCAAACAACTGTAGATCAAACTCAAAGACAGGCTATGTCTGCTCAAATTGGATATTTAGGACAATCAGTAGGTCTAGATGTAAACAATCCACAATCTATTACAAATCTTTCTAATGAATTAGGAATTAATGCACAATCTTTAGTAAACAGCCTTGCTACTGCTCAACAAATTGCTGGTTTAACTGCTGCAGAGTTTGAAGCACAATTTTTAACTGTAAGTAAAAGAGTAAAAAGCGTTGCAGGATTTATGGATGAAACAAGTGTTCAAGGAAAAAATGCTTTAAATTTTATGACTAATTTAAAAAATTCTTGGTCTGGAGATGCAAAAACTGGTATCGGTGGATTAGTTTCAACAGGTACTACAATAAAAGATAATTTAATAAGTGCTGGAAATTCAATTGTTGCAGGTAAGAAAGCACTAGATGATGCTCTTTCTGCAGCAAATATTGCATTAGCAAATGCTAAAGCATATCAAACAAGAGGGGCTACTAGAAGTTATTTTGGTGGAGTAGTTGGTTACATGGGTGGTGGAAAGGTTAAAAGATATGCAAATGGTGGAAATGTTAACTATAAAGGATCTAATGAGCCAGCACCAGTAAGAATGGCTTTTGGAAATATTGTTCCAGGAATCGGAATGACAGATAAGGTTCCAGCACTGTTAACACCTGGAGAATTTGTAGTTAGAAAATCTGTTGCTCAAGCAAACATGCCTTTGTTAAATGCACTTAATGGAAATTCATTCCCATCAATGGGATCATCTGAATTGCCAGGAACTTATATTGATTCTCCAAAAAATGTTGTATCTAATATATCTTCTCCAGTGTATAATTATAGTGTAAACGTTAATGTACCTAATACATCATCTTCTCCAAATGAAATTGCTGATGTTGTAATTAGTAAAATTAAGATGACTCAAGGAAGAGAAATAAGGAGAAATAGATTCTAATGGCTACCTCGGCATATATGCAGAACAGATGGGCTTATGCAAGGCCACAGGCTATAGCATGGTCTAATAACTCTGGTATTTTAAGTAGTGGTCTAGTAGTTCCAAATGGAACAGAGGGTTCTGACTTTATTATCTTATCTGATCATAATAGAAGTGAAATAGCCGTGGGTCAAAATAGAATTGAAAATAGAAAAAGAATGATTAATGGAAATATGCGTTCATATCATATAGCAGATAAACTTAATATTTCATGGGATTGGGACATGCTTCCATCTAGATCATATAATGGAGATCCTAACTTTAATGTTTACGGAAACCCAACCTCTGGACTAACTGAATATACTGTTGATGGTGGTGCTGGAGGTGTTGACATAGTAAAGTGGTATGAAGATCACCCAGGATCTTTTTATATGTTTATGTCATATGATAGACATGATAAGTTTGCAGATCAAAATGATGAGTATAATCATTTGAATCAATATAATGATATTGTTGAAGTTTATTTTTCTTCTTTTAGTTTTAATATAGTAAAACGTGGCGGTTCAAATTTTGATTTTTGGAATATATCATTATCAGTTGAGGAAGTTTAATGTTTACAGATTCAGATTTAAAAAATTATATAGAAATTAATAATACTATAAAGACTGAGTCTTTGGTTATTGCAGAATGGAATTTGAATGATTTTGAAAATATTGAGAACTATGGAAATTATAGATATAGGCCAGGTACTCAAACAATATATAACACATTGCCTTTATCTTATGATAAACAAGATTTGGGAGATTATTATACAGATGCTATTACGTCTACAATTACCTCGGAAACTTTGTTAGATAATCAAGATAGCCCTATATCATTTTCAACTGTAGATGTTAATAGAGGATTGTATTATGATTTAAGGCAATGTTTTAATTCATTTAGACCTAGATCTGGTATTAATAAACCATTGTTTTTTGATACTGGAAAATATGTAGATGAGATTAAGTCTGGAGAAAGACCAAGATATTATTTGGCATCTAAGAATGATGTGTTTAAATATTGGAATTCTTTTAGACTTGAAGATAGTATTGAGCGAGGGGTATCTAAAAGAACAGATCCTAATTCTATTGGGTATGAAATAACAGATGTCTCTCCATTTATAGTATATAAAGAAGATGTTGCTTGTAATAGAATAGTAGTTAAGATGCAAACTAATCTTGCAAAAGTATCTTTGTTAAATTTAAAAAATCAAGATGGTCAGGTTATTGTTGACCCACTGGGGGATAAAAATAAATCAACTATTCCTAAAAGATGGTCTATTGAATATTTAGATAATAATGATAATTGGCTTAATGCTATTACATTTAATGAAGATTCTTTGAGAAGAGATGGGACAGATATAGTAAAGTGGGATGGATATGTAGAACTTTTTTATGGAATTTCTATACCAGATAAATATAAGGGTCAGTTTTATTTTGTTGACATGCTGGATGACTCTACTCAATTACCACCATATGGAACAGTGACTGGAGAATCTTACATTATTAATGCTTCTTCAATAACTGCTGGAGATTTAAAAGTGTGGGACGAAGGGGACTATGAATGGAAAACTTTTGCAGTTGAATATAAATTTCAATTACTTGAAGATGACAATACAAAAAAGGTTGGAACAATTCAATCATTAACTAATCCTTCATTTTATATTGATGGCGGAAGGGCTATATTTAGAGATATTGTTTTCCTAAAAGGTTTAAGGTTAAAGGTTGAAACCATGTATGCTCCAGATGTTACTTTTGATTTAATAGAATTGAGTCCAAGACTAGCCGCTGATATATCTAATTATGTCTTGGGTTTTGAAATTACAAAAAGTTTATCTAATGACACTACGGGACTTCCAGTAGGTAACGTATCTGTTTCTAATGGGTCAATGACAATAATGAATCATGATTTTGCTTTTAGTGATCAAAATTTGATGGAAGATAATCAAGGAAGTATTATATCTAATTTGTTAAATCCTAATACAAGGGTAGATTTTTATGAAATAGTTAAAAGTGTAAATGATTATGATAAATATATTCCTATAAAAAGTATGTATGTGGAATCATTTCCTAAAGGAGGTAGTGGATTGATAGATGTTAATCTGACACTTCGTGACTCATTTTTTAAGTTTGAAACACAGTCTTGCCCAGCATTATTTTTTCAAAATGTGTCATTAACATTTGCCGTAGCAGCATTGTTAGATAACATAGGGTTTGGCAACTATGTATTTAAAAATATTAGTGGTAAAACAGATCCTATTATTCCATATTTTTTTGTTGAGCCAGAAGCAAATGTAGCAGAAGTTTTACAAAGACTATCTCTTTCAACTCAAACAGCAATGTTTTTTGATGAATATAATAATTTTGTTGTTATGAGTAAAGAGTATTTGTTACCAAACTTAGGAGAAAGACAAACTGATATGGTAATGCTTGGTCAAAAAACTAATGAAGTATTACCAAACGTTATTGAAATAAAAGATGGTCAAACTAAAGTAATTAATGATGGAAAGATAAACTATACTACTAGGTATGTTCAAAGGGTTCCTATTTCACTTAAACAGGGTATTTATACAGATGAGGATAGAACTTACGGATATCAACCAGTACTATTGTGGGAAGTTCCTGCTCAAACAAATTATAAAACCATTAATGAAAAAAGTAAAACTGGTACATATACTCTTGGTGCAGTAGCATTAAATCTAACTATTCCAGCAGTAGAACCTTATGTTGAAAATAATCAAATATTAAATAATGTTATAGATATTGGAGAGAATGTATATTGGCTTCCAAGACTTCAAGGATATTTGTATGCTAATGGTGAAATAATAAAGTATGATGCTATTCAGTATACAATTCCAGGGGTAGGAATAGAATGGATAACTGATGAAATAGAATATCAAGAATACTTTAGTCAACTACCTTTTAATGGGAAAATGTATCCTACTGGACTTATAAGAATTTATACTGAGCCATATTATGAAGATATTATAAATGCTAGTGCAACATATACAACAGTTTATAAAAATGGTCCAATAAAGAAAAGTGGAAGAGCACAGTTTGGGACTAAGTTGGTTGAGCACCCAGCAGGTTTAAGATCTTTTTGGTCAGATGTTAATAACCTTGATGGATATAAAATGGATTCAAGTTATTTGTTTACAACTACCCCTACAGAAAAAATTACAAGGCCACCAGAAGGAAGTGCTAGTGAAAAGGTTTGGCAAGAAGGTAAACTAATTGCTAAAAATTCTTTAGTCAATGGCGTAATTGCAAATTTTCAAAGAGAAAATATTCCTTCAGATGATACTGTAAAAACTTTAAAAGTTACTTCCAAGGGAACAGTTCAATCCTCAGCATTAGTTTTTAATGGTCCAAGTAGTAATGCAACCAAAGATAATATTAGTTTGGTTAAAAAGACTTTAGACTCAGACTACAAACATTTTGGAACAAGGATAAGAATTATAGGAAGAAAAGAATCAAATCAAAGTACTCAAACTGCAACCAATGCTAGCGAATACTATATTGTTCCATCACCTTTTGGATCAGAAAATGTTACCCTTTCTGGAGGATCTGGGGGTATGGCAATAATGCTTGACTCAGATAATATTAATGGATATTATTTTGAAATATGTACACTAAGTACGGATAATCTAGAAAACTATAATACAAAAGATAAAGACACTGGAGAAGAGTCATCTGTATTGCATAATATTTTATTTTATAAGGTTACAAGAGGAATTTTAGATAGTAAAGAAATTGCCATACCAGTTAAACTGTGGGGTGGGTTATCAAAAATTTTAACAGATGAAGGTAAGTTTGTAGGTCAAGATAGAATTTCAAATGAATCAAATCCTACAATATATGATTTGGCAATAGAATACAAAGATATTGGGGCTACTCGTAGATTTTATTTATACTTAAATGGAACACAGATTGCTACAGTCGATGATGGAAGTCCTTTGCCTAAGTATAACAACATGGCTTTATTTATTAGATCTAGATCAAAATGTATGTTTGAAAACATCTATGCTTTAAAAAATCAAGAATCTCAAAATAAAACTACTATTGTAGAAGATGTATCAAAAATCTTTGGGGCAAAACAAATAACTTCTTCAGATACTCTTAAAAAATATTCTTTATCTGGATTTATTCAAGATGCATATTTAAGTGGTATAGAAACCCAAACTGCTCCTAAGTATGATATTTACTATGATGAGTTTGGAACTATCTTAAGAGAGTGTGCATATTTTAATATTAAATACGATAAGGCATACCCAGCATTTAGAGCAATGCTTAAGCCTATATTTAGTAATGAAAAAACATACGTTACCTCTGGATTTTATGCAGACTCGTATGGTGCAGAATTTTTAGTATTTAATGCTACCGATAAAATGATTACTCTAGACGAAACATCTGGTAATTATTTGCAGATAATAGGAATAACATTTACACAGAATACCTCTAATACTTTAACTGCAGATAGTTATTATCAAGAAAGGTCAAGTTTTTCTGATCCTGTTATAATAAATAATGCTATTCTTTCTCCTAGTCGACAAGAAAAAATATTTCAAGATGTTAAAATAAGTAGGTCAAAATACGGTAAGCAAGAGTTTACTTTAGACACCTTGTATATTCAAAGCGAAGATCAGGCTAAAAATTTGCTTGGCTGGGTTTTGTCTAAGACTATAAGTCCAAGAAGAATTGTTTTATTAGAAGTTTTTGCGACATCTCATTTACAATTAGGAGATATTGTTACAATAGATTATACTATGCCTAGCGGGGATAAATTTGTAGATGTTGATAAACAGTTTGTTGTTTCAGAAATACAGTATGCTAGATCTACAGAGGGTCCTTCTAGCATAATAAAGGTGGTTGAGGTTAATGGCTAAAAACAAAGTTTCGGCTCCTAAAAATGCTGGTAAACAAGGTGGTAGTGCTGGTACTGTTACAACTGTTAAAAACATAGTCAATGCAGCATTGTCTTCAACTAAAGGAAAGTTGGATACTAAAGAATCAAAGTTTATTACTAATATGATTGCTCAAGCAGCAAAAACTGGCAAAGGTATTAGTATTGCAGAACTTGAGGTAATTAAAAGAGAGGCTGTTAAACAAGCAAGTTTAAAAGATAAGGCTGGGGTAGCAGCATTTAAAACTCAAAATATAGGAAAGTATATAGAGGACTATAAATTAAAATTATCTCCAGCAAAAGAAACTAGTGGAACTGTAGATCCTGGTTTTAATATTGGTAATGTAAGTAGCACAAATATTACAACAGTTACTGGAGACTCTTCATCTAATAAAATTCCTAATAAAGATAACGTTGTGTCATTAGATAGGGGAACAAATGATGTTTCTGAAATAACCTTTTTAGTATTTGAAAAATTAGGGGCGGTAGAGTTAACTAAATTTACAAGACATGATACTGTAGATGGAATTAACCCTTTCTACAATATTATATCTAATTTGTCTGCTATTAAAAAAGAATATGATGCTTCAAATCTAATATCGTTTCAAAAATCTAACGATTCTTTGTATAATGCTTTTTCTATTAAACTTGAAAACAAAATACCAGGGGACGAATATTTAGAAGATAGAGGATTGAACAGTTATATATACATAGATGATAATGGTGCCCTGATTATTGAGTTAATCAATTTAACCTCTGATGAGTTAATTGAGGTTGAGATAGACACAAATGGTACAATTATAGAGGTGCGATAATGATTACTAATGACGGAAAGCAGATTATTGCTAAATACATGCTTGGGCAAGCACCTACCTTTGCTACTCATATTGCTGCTGGGGTAGGTCCAGAAGCATTAATTACTGGTGCCTCTGCATCTATATCTCCTGATAAAAAATCTTTAGATTTTGAGGTTTTTAGGGTACCCATATTGTCTAGGGGTTTTATTAAAGATGGAGAAGACGAAAAGTTAGTATTTAAAGCACAGATGCCAAATGATCAAAGATATAAGATTACAGAAATAGGATTGTTTCCTGGTGCAAATAACGTTGTTGCTGGAAGATATGATAGCAAAATGCTTATAACTTTTTCTCCAGGGGAGCCATGGACATACTCAAATGGAGTAAGTGCTTCAATTGTTACATACCCAAACATTCCAATTGATCAAGGAAACCTAACAGCAAGTGTTAACTCAAGTACTCCAGAATTTGTTTTTATAAATTCGGATTCAACTATTTTTGACAACTCTGATAGAAAAAATAAACAAGAGCCGCCAAGGTTTTTAAATAGAGCAATGCTAGCCAATGGGGCAGCAGCATATTTAAATTCAAGTTTTGTTCCACAGGTTGGATCTAGATATTTACAAAACTCAAATGTAAATATTGATTTAAGTCAAAACCTTCCAGATGATGAAATAAAAATAGCATTTAGCATAATTGGAAGGTATACAAATTCAAATGATACTCCAGATGATATTAGAATACTAGTGGAGTTTGTTAACAATTTACCAAACATTGAAACAGAGCCTCCAAAAGCATATGCAGAATTTTCTACAGACTCAGTATCTGTAGCAGAAAATAGATATCAAGTTTTAACTAAAAAAATATCTGATTTTACTACAGACCCTACATTTTCTTGGGCTAATATAAACTTAATTAAAATTTATTCATCTATGTCAAATCTAGGGGTAGCAGATAATAATTACTTTTTTCTATTTGATGGAATAAGAATAGACAATGTTACTGCAACAAATCCATTATATTCTTTAGTTGGATATAATCTTATAACAACAAATGATAGTTATCCAGTATTAAAAGAAGAGAATACAAACAACTTTATTGAGTATAGATTTGGTATTGGTGTTTTATAATGCCTAGAGTTATTATTCCAGTAGATAAATTACCATACCCTGGCCAAGATGGAAAACATAAAATTAGATTTAGAATAACAACAAAAGACTATAATGAAATTTCTGAGTGGTCTCCAATATTTGTTCTTGATAGTACAGGTCAGGTTGCCAGTGCAAGTGCCTCATATACATTTGATATCAACACAACAACCTATGGACAAAAAACTATAACACTTTCTTGGGATGATGTAATGCCTTTAACTGATTTAGAAAATCATGATATATTTATAGACTGGGATCAAACAGGTAACTATACCTTTTTTAAAAGAAACAGTGGAAATAGTATAATTATTAATGCTCCAGTTCTAGCCGACTATGTTCAAATAAAAGTACAGATGCCTTCATATCCAATACCTCCTTCAGAAGACGATATATATAAATTGTTTGAAACTGAAGTTATAGCCCTATAGTGATATAATGGATACAATATGGCAACTATAAACACTCCTAGTCGTGGTCAACCAATAGACGTAACCCTTCTATCATCGATAGTAGACGCAATTGGAGACCTTCAAACAACACAAAACACAGCCACCTTTTCTACTATAAATAAAACAAAGGCTGGTACAAGTTCTTTAAAATTTTACGCAGAGGTTCAATCTATATCTATCAATAACATTACAACTTCTCCAGAACAAAGTTTTTCATTTTTCTATCCAAGTTTTAATTCCGTCCCAGTTGCAGTTGCTGGAGTTACCAACGTTACAAGCACAGTATCTGGTGGTAACGCCGCTACAGTAGTTTTAACATCAGTAACAAGAGACAGGGTAGATGGAATAGTAAAATTCCCATCAGGAAGCACTGGATCTGTAAATATAGAAATTAACCTTATTGCCATAGGTTTATCATAGTCTGATATAATTTCAAAATGGATATAAAAAAAGCCTTGACTTGTAAAAAGTGTTATGGTAAGATGTTTGTTGATAGGGTATTTTTATCCTATGATCATATAGAATTATATTGTTTAAAGTGTGGGCAAAGAGAGATGTATCATAATGTTAGTTCGTTTGATGAGAGAATAAGATGGATAATGAAATTGGAAAAGGCCAGAGCAAAAAAGAATGGCAACATAGTATAGAGGCAAGTAAGACTATATTTTTTTTAAATAAAAATCTAGTTAGAGTTGTTCATTCTAATAGGGCTAGTAATATAGTATATTTATATAATTATGCTCAAGATAAAGATCAATCTATGTTATTGTCTGATTTTAGAAAACATAGGAAAAGGGCTTTTACAATAGGTAATACAATTAAAATTTTTAGAAAATCTAGAATTCAATTTGAAAGACTTATAAAGGCTCAGTTAATACCACCACCTACTGGTGCAACTTTAAATGGTGAAAGAAAGTGGCAAAAGATGTCTTACTATTCAGAAGATGACTTGTTTAATATTCGTGAGGGAATGTGCAATATTCATGTGGGAAGGCCAAGAAAAGATGGACAAATAACAATAGGTAAAAATGTTCCTACTGAAAAGGACTTGCGTTCTTTGATAGGAGATGCTATTATGTTATATACACAAACTAAAGACGGAGAATTTATCCCCGTCTGGGCAGAGGAAACGTGGTGATTATGTCAGATAAAACTAATGTATCGGTAACACTTGGTTACACACTTAATTTAGGAAATTTTCAAAGTCTAAGAGTTGATTTAGGATGTACAGACTTTCTTAGAGAAGGTGAAACAATGGACTCAGCAATGGATCGTGTTTACAAATTTGTTGAAGAGCAAGTTATTGCAAAAGTAGACGAGGCTAAGAAAGAATTAGAATAGTGTCAGAAGAAAAAAAACTAACAAAGAATCAAATTAAGCATCAGTTTCTTAGTGAGTTTGAAAAACGTTTAAAGCAAAAAGGTTTAGATCATAAACTAAATAGGTATACTGAGCAGTATGCAGCACAAGCATTAATAGATTCTTACACCGTTGATGAGTGTTATAAGTTGATGAATTATTATTTTGAAGTTTCTTTAACACCATCATGGCTTTGGTTTAAAAACAATGCTGATAAAATATATAAGGCTAAAAATTTAAGAGATGAAGATAGTAGGGTTAGAATGATTTTAAGGCAACAAGCAAAGGATTGGCTAAAGTAATGTCTGCAGATTTAGAATCAAAGGTTCTTTCAGCCGTATTGAAAGATAAGCAGATATATGTTTTACTACAGGCAAATCCAGATAGTTTATTTAGAACACATAAAGATGTTTGGGATTTTATAAAGCAATACAGTGAACAAAATTCTGTAGTGCCATCTATGTCTTTGGTGGTAGAAAAGTTTAAAGACTTTAATCCAGTTGGAGAAATAGGAAATACAAAATATCATTTAGAAGAATTGAGAACTTCTTTTTTGCAAGATAGTTTAAGCGGAGTCTTGATGTCTACCGCTAAACAATTACAAGACAACAAGCCAAATGACGCTTTAAATAATTTAATTGGAAAAACTTCTGAGTTAAAAAAGATTACAGTTAACATTAGAGATATTGATGCTACAGATATAGATGATGCTATTGAACATTTTAAACACATAAGGGAGTTAAATGAAAAAGGTAACTACGGTATTAAAACAGGTCTTGCGGGCTTTGATAACTATCTTCCAGCAGGTATTACTCCTGGTCAGTTTGGCATTCTTCTTGCTTATCCTGCTATTGGTAAGTCTTGGCTTGCACTTTTTATGGCTGTTCAAGCATGGAAAAACGGAAGAAGACCATTAGTTATATCTCTTGAAATGACGGAGACTGAAGTTAGAAATCGTGTATATACAATTATGGGTCAAGGAATGTTTTCACATAGAAAGTTAAGTTCTGGAGAAGTTGATCCAGACTCTTTAAAACTTTGGGCAGATCAACATATAAAAAATATGCCACCATTTCACATTGTTTCAAATGATGGGGTAGGAGAATTATCTACTTCTGTATTAAGAGGAAAGATAGATCAATACTCACCAGACATAGTATTTGTAGATTATATTCAATTGATGCAATCAAATGTTCCAACTGAAAATGAAGTTGTAAAAATTAAAAGTATTTCAAGAGAGTTAAAGGTATTGGCTATATCTGCACAGGTTCCTATTGTTGCTATTGCCTCTGCTACTCCAGATGATGCTACTGATATGAACAGTGTGCCATCTCTTGGTCAGGTTGCTTGGTCAAAGCAGTTGGCTTATGATGCTGACTGGGTTTTGGCATTGGGTCGTGCTCAGGGTACTACAATTCTAGAATGTGCTTTTAGAAAGAATAGGCATGGGTTTTGTGGAGATTTTATGATAGATGTTGACTTTGATTCTGGAAGATTTATATATAAGGATTTTGAAGACAAATCATAATCTAACTATATAATTATTACATGTATAGTCATAAGTCAATAAAAAAATTTGACCTTGAAGGCGAGATCCATGATGATTCTCAAATTGTTAGGTTAAAACAGCAATACATATTTATGCTTGAGTCCGCTATGAGAAATAACGGATACGTTCCTAGATATGATATTGACACAGACTTTACATTGTCGTATAATGGTAAAGCATTCAATTTTAGATTATCAGTTTATGGGGTACATGTTGGTAAGGATAGGGCAAAGTGTATAGCAGGAATAGACAAAAACAACCCAGTAATGTTACCTACTACTCAGAAGAACAAGTCAAGCGAAGTCTTATAGCCGCTGGCATAGATATTCAATACGAACTAGACAATGACTTAATGATTTTTTGTCCCTTTCATAATAACTATAGATCTCCAGCAGGAGAGGTTTCAAAAGAGACAGGAATATTTTGGTGTTTTTCTTGTCAGGAATCTAAAAATTTAATAGAAGTTATTATGCAGATTAGTAAAAAATCTTATTTTGAAGTAATGAGATTGATAGATTCAAAAGCAGATAGTAGAAATCTTATAGATCAAATATCAAGTACCCTTGAAAAAACAAACACTTTTATACAATATGATTTAGAAGTAATAGAAAGATTACATGAAAATGTTTTTACAAATGTTAGGGCTATGAAATATTTTAACGACAGAGGCATAAATAAAGATAGTATTGATAGATATAAGTTAGGATATTCAACAAATCAAGATATGGTAATTATCCCAGTACATTCACCAGATGGAATATGTCTAGGTTTTGTTGGAAGGTCAATAGAAGGAAAAAGATTTAAAAACTCAGTAGATCTTCCTAAAAGTAAAACTTTGTTTAACCTATTTAGAAATAAAAGAGTAGATAAGATATTTGTTGTTGAGTCATCGTTTGATGCTATTAGACTAGAACAGGTCGGTGCTCATGCAGTTGCTACTTTAGGTGCAACAATATCTAAAGAACAAAGAAAACTATTAAAACAATATTTTAATCAAGTTATTGCATTAGGTGATAATGACGATGCTGGAACTAATATGTCTAACAAACTAATAACCGATCTTGGATCTAGTAGATGTGTAGTAGCAAAACTTCCAAATGGTGTTAAAGATGTGTCTGATTTGTCTGATAAAGAATTAAAAGATTTTGTTTTAGGGTTTGACAATATAGTCATGTCAATGCTACAATAAGGTAAGTCCATTTACAGGACAAACACTAAGGAGAAATATGGCAATTATAAGAGGGTTAAAAAATATAGAAGCAATTGTTGATAAACCAAAATATGATAACAATGGTCCAAAAATTAAGTGGTTAAAACTTGATGATGGACAAAGTGTACAAATTAGGTTCGTTGCAGAATTAGATGCAGACTCACCACATTATGAAGAAAAGCGTGGATTAAGTCTTGTTGTAAAAGAACACACAAATCCAAAAGACTATAAGCGTAAGGCTATAGACACTGTTGACACAGAGGGTAGAGACTGGGCAGAAGAAATGCACAGAAAAGATCCAAAGGCTGGATGGGGTGGACGTTTAAGGTTTTACACAAGCGTTCTAGTAGATGATGCAATTAACGAACCATATGTTGCAATCTGGAGTATGGGAGTTGCTAAGTCAGCAACATTTAATACTATCAGAGAATATGCTTCAGAGTCACAAAGTCTATCAAATATGACTTGGAAACTAAAGCGTAGTGGCAAGGGTACAGAAACTACATATACTCTTATTCCACTTAAGCAAGATGCAGAACCATTTGACTGGTCAAAATATGAATTTCCAAATATTGAAAATGCATTAAGAAAAGTTCCTTATGCAGAACAAGAAGCATTTTATTTGGGCTTTGATAATCCAGCAACATCTGCAGCAGCAGAGTGGTAAGAGAAAGATAATCTGAAGGGCTATGGTTTGAATTACGTTCCACTACACGTTCATACACACTATTCATTAATGGATGGTGTTGCAACTCCAGAAGAGTATTGCAAACGTGCAAAACAAAACGGCATGACAGCCATAGCCATTACAGATCATGGTGCACTATCTGGACATCGTCCAATGTATCGTGCAGCAAAAGCCGAGGGTATAAAGCCAATTCTTGGTATAGAAGGATATATTACTCATGATAGATTTGATAGAAGAGATAAAGCAGAAAGAGGAGATAATCCCTTAGACTTGGTTTATAACCACATTGTTATTCTTGCTAAGAATCAACAAGGATTAGAAAACTTAAATAGATTAAATGAAATAGGTTGGACAGAAGGGTTTTATAAAAAACCTAGAATTGATTTTGAAGTATTAGAAAAATATAAAGATGGTTTGATTGTTTTATCAGCCTGTATGTCTGGATTAATTGCTAAAGCGTTAGAGCATAAAGAATATGCAGAAGCAAAAAGATTATTAACTTGGTTTAAAAATACATTTGGTGATGATTTCTATGTAGAGGTTATGCCACATAATTCAAAAGAATTAAATAATGAACTACTTGAGATTGCAGACAGCATGGACATTAAATCTGTTGTTACGCCAGACTGTCATCATTCTACAGTTGATCAAAAGGTTGTTCAAGAAATTATGCTTCTTTTAAATACACATGCAAAACTTGATAAAGAAGCAAGGTTTGAAAAATCTCAAAAGATAGATGATATTATGAAACGTCTTGACTACCTGTATGGTGCAGATAGACCTATGTCATTTAGATCATTTGATATTCATCTTCTTTCATATGAAGAGATGAAACAACAGATGAATATGCAGGGTATAAAGAGAGAAGATATCTATACTAATTCACTAGAGATAGCAGATAAGATAGAAGAATATGATATTAAATCTGGATTAGACTTACTACCAACAAAAATAGATGACCCTCATATGGGCTTAGTAGATTTGGTATTAAAAGGTTTAACTGAAAAAGGTTTATATGATAAGCCAGAATATAGAGAAAGAATGCAAGAAGAGTTAGATATTATTAAAGATAAAAACTTTTCCCCATATTTTTTGATTGTAAGCAATATGCTTAATTGGGCAAAGAGTCAAGGAATTCTAGTAGGACCTGGCCGTGGTTCAGCAGCAGGATCTTTAGTTTGCTACGCACTTGGAATCACAGATGTTGATCCACTTAAATATGGTTTATTGTTTTTTAGATTTGTTAATCCAGAACGTAATGATTTTCCAGATATTGATTCCGATATTGCTGACTCAAGACGTGATGAGTTAAAGGGATATTTAGAAGAAGAGTATAAAAACGTTGCATCTATTGCTACATTTTTAGAGTTTAGAGGAAAAGGAATTGTTAGAGATGTTTCTAGAGCATTTAACATACCTTTATCTGATGTAAATAAAGTTTTAAAAAATGTAGATGATTGGGATGAATTTACCTCAAGTAAAAACGCACAATGGTTTAGAATGAAGTATCCAGAAGTAGTTAAGTATGGAGAGCAACTTCGTGGACGTATTCGTGGGACTGGTATTCATGCTGCTGGTGTTGTAACTGCAAAAGACTCTATCTTTAAATACGCACCTATGGAAACTAGAGTGGCACCAGGAAGTAAGGATCGTATACCAGTTGTTGCTGTAGATATGAACGAAGCAGCAGATATTGGATTGATTAAACTAGATGTTCTAGGACTAAAAACATTAACTGTTATTGATGAAACAATTAAAACTATTAAACAAAGACACAAGGTAGATATTAAATTAAATAGTATTGATCTTAATGATAAAAAAGTTTATGAAATGCTTTCAGATGGAAGAACAAAGGGGGTCTTTCAATGTGAAGCAACTCCATATACAAACTTACTAGTAAAAATGGGTGTGTCTAACCTAGACGAATTAGCAGCATCTAACGCACTTGTAAGACCAGGTGCTATGAATACTATTGGTAAAACATATCTTGCAAGAAAGCATGGAAAAACAATTACAGAATATATTCATCCTATTATGCAAGAGTTTACAAAAGATACATATGGTTGTGTTTTATATCAAGAGCAGGTTATGCAGGCTTGCGTTTATCTTGGTGGAATGAGTATGGCAGAAGCAGATAAGGTTAGAAAGATTATTGGTAAAAAGAAAGATGCTAAAGAATTTGACGAGTTTAAGGATAGATTCGTAGTTGGTGCATCAAAACATGTTACCCCATTTAAAGCAGAGGCCCTATGGCATGATTTTGAGGCTCACGCAGGCTACTCCTTTAACAAGTCACATGCCGTTGCTTATTCAATGCTTTCATATTGGACTGCATGGTTAAAATATTATTATCCAATTGAGTTTATGTATTGTTTGTTAAAAAATGAACAAGACAAAGATGCAAGAACAG